ATTCTCGTCTTTGAAAATCAAACTATTTGCATTACACAAACCTTGCATAATACCTCTCGACTTCAACCAGAAAATTGAACAGAAAGACCCTGAAAAGAAGATACCTTCAACCGCAGCGAATGCCACAAGTCTCTCTTGGAAGGATGCGTTTTCAATCCAATCAAGAGCCCACTTAGCCTTCTTTTGAACTGCAGGTAGATTATCTAATGCTGTAAAACAAAGTTGTTTTTCTTTTTCGTTTGAGATATATGTATCGATGAGTAATGAATACATCAAGCTATGAATGTTTTCCATCATCAACTGAAATCCATAGAAAAATTTAGCCTCAGGATATTGTACTTCCTTTAAGAAATTTTCTGCAAGATTTTCATTAACAATACCATCAGAAGCTGCGAAGAATGATAAAATATTTTTAACGAAATATTGTTCATTTTCAGTAAGATTATTCCAATCTCTAATATCGTTAGTCAAATCTACCTCTTCAGCAGTCCAAAATGCTGCTTGATGTTGTTTGTAAAATTCCCAAATATCATTGTGCTCAATGGGGAATATAACGAATCTGTTGGGATTCTCTATTAAAATTTTTTCCATAATTAATTGTGTGTTTTATAATTGTTGTTGTTCCTTTTGTTTTCTCTTCTCCATCAATTCTTTGACTCTGTCTCTCTTCTTCTCTTCTTGTTGTTCCTCAAATCCTAAGAACGTCACCGAACTTTCAGTATCAATTTCAAGAAGTTCATTGTTGAATTTACAGTTCTCGAATACAACCCCATCCTTTCCAAGACGAGACTTTGTTATCGCGATTGTCGCCAAATTCATTTCTTTCTGTTGAAGTGTCTTTGCCACCGTGATGATGACGTGTCCAACTTGGGCCTTTTTGATTGACCCTCCCATTTGGTCAGTGGTTACCACCTCTGAAGAAATAGAACTTCTATTCCCTTGAGTTGCAGTCCAACCAACCAAGTTGAGTTCGTGGCACATTGCCTCAAACCCTCTCATTACCGAACCTTCAGCTTTCCACTCATCCTTTGATGATGACTCAGGTAATACACAGTCGATATAATCTAACATAATCATATCAATTTTGTTTCCATCCGCAATCATTTTTCTAACCTGATTTTTAAGTTGGTTCATTGTCATAGTATCAGATGCCAACTTCTTCAATACAAGTTTGTTTTTCATTGTCTCTTGTATTTCAGTAATCTTAGACATCACATCTTCTCTATGTTTTGCCAACTCATCAGGTGGAATACCTGTCCATATTGTGAAGTGTTTCCTTTGGACAATTTTAGGATTGTCTTCGAAGAATACCTGAAGGACATTGTATCCCAAGTTGAATGCGGTATTCGCAATCTTGGTCAAGATAGTTGTCTTACCAACACCAGTTGGAGCAAGGATTACACCTATCTCTCCCTTCGCTAAACCACCCTTAAGTAGTTTATCAATACCTGGTATACCCATAGGTATTGGATGTCTATAGTCTTCATCCAAAACGGTTTCAAGTCCATAGAAAATATCCGTCTGTCCTTTGTCTATCTCCCCTACTTGTAGTGCCTCTCTAACTAACCCCTCCACTTTATCGTAAGATTCAAAATCTCCTTGAGTGATAATTTTTTGTGCCTTATCCATAGCCTTTTGAAGTTCCTGTTGTTTACAGAATTTCAAAGCCTTTTCTTGGACAAATTGTGTTCCTTCGAATGGTGCTTCCTTTACTTGTTTTAGTGTATCCAAAACAATTTTAGCAACCAATTCTTGAGAAACTTCAGACTTGATAATTTGTTCGAGAGTTTCGAAGTTAGGGGTTGATTCATACTTCACATAGTACTCCTTAATCATTTGTAAAATGATTTTGAAATACTTGTTATCAAAGTATGTTGACTCGATGACATCAAGAATAGATGATGAAAAATCTTTATCTACCACAATCTGATTCAATAACTGAATCTGGAAAGTGTTCCCTAAGTAATCGAAATTTTTGTTCATATATTTGTATTGCTCCCCTGTGTATTATTAAATACTCACTTACTCAAATCAAAATCCAAATATTGATAAGATAATCTCTGTTCTGAAAAAATGTCAGTCAATTCTCTGAGAATGTCTTTCAAAAATGGTCGTACGTCAACGGTATAACGAACCTTGGGTGGAAAATATTTTCCATCAAAAATTCTATGACAAATTGTCGTGTCCCCATTCTTAACAAAGATGTTAAAGATTTCTGGTCCATCAGTATAAGAGGTGTCCATAACTGATGGGTCATGCATGATAGATTCACTATTGTCCGTCATGTAAATCACAGTCTTCATTTTCAAATGATACTGTAAGTCATCCTTGATTTCGTTAATCAAGTTATAGAATTCAATTGAGTTTTTTGCGTTAGGATTATAACCTCTAACATTGAAATACCTTTGAACTACAATGTTGTCGTTAAGGGTTAGAAGGAATTCCATTTTAGTACTGTCTTGCTCTTTCATAAAGTTTTTAATTTTTGTTTGTGTTTCTTTTTTCTTTTCGTGTAAGTTTCATAAATGGTTTGAGGAAATTTACCCAAGCTTCATCATTCTTGGGTAGATACTTGAAGAGTCCGTCCTCCATCATCATTCTCATCAAGTTTTTGTATCCACGGTCTGTGGGGTCTATTGTGTCTGTATGAATTTGTTCCACCAATTCTTTTCCTTCTTCAGTAATCAAAGGGTTATGTAGGTCAACGATTTTTTTGTTTGTATCATAGAAATCTTGGCCAAATGTACCGCTTTTAGTTTTACCAATCAAAATGTTTTCTAACGCCTTTGGTTTTTTCTTTTGCTCGATACTTCGTGCGTTATCCAAGATTTCTTCGATAGTACATGATTTCTCTAACAATTCGGGAAACAATTTGACCAAAGTCTTTTCTCCCAACATTTCTATACCATCTATGTTATCAGACTTATCCCCTGTCATAATCTTGGTTAATAAGACGTTTTGGTGGGGTATGTTGACCTTATTAATAGTAATCATGTCTCCATGCCTATAATATTGTTTAGAGGTCGGAGAATAGATGGTTACCCGTTCTGATATAAGTTGAGTTAAGTCTTTGTCGGCAGAAAAAATTATGATTTCTTCATCGATAGATAATTTGGTATAGTAAGCTATAAGGTCATCTGCTTCGTTGTTAATCATTTCAACTTGACGCACGAATATCTCCTCAAGGTATTGTTTGACCCGAGACTTCTGTTGAAGATATGATTCGTACTTAAACTCATTCATATCTTGACGACGATTTGCTTTGTATTGAGGATATATGGATTTCCTTATGGAGGAATTGGAGTTTCCATCCCAAAATACCACAACCTTATCATGATTGTGTTCTTCTAAAAATTTTCTCAAGATGTTTATAAAATGGTAGATTCCACCTAAGTGGTCTCCACCATTATACAACTCCTTTACTCCATGAAATCCAATTTTGAACAGATTGTCTCCGTCCACTAATAACGTTTTAATCACAATTCGTGATTTAAGTGTGAATAATAAACTAGTCTTCTTTTTCTTCTTTCAGAGTAAAATCACCATCAGTTCCGATAATATCTTTCCAATAGTCAGCATACTCTTTTTTGTATTTCTCCAATGAAACTTTCTCTTCAGCGGCCTCTTTACCTCCAATGAATCCGTGTGGAGTAACAATAATTTTCCCATCATCATAACCCAATCCGTTGATGTGGTTTTTCATTACAGAAATTTTTGTCCTTGACGCAAACTTAATCGTCCTTTTGTCTTTAGTTGCAGTAATCTTAGTTGTTCCTGCCCCCTTTTGATTTCCAAATAGAAATACCAAAGATGAGTTCAACCAAATTGCTTCACCTCCTTTTGCTTTAATTTTTGGTTGACCAAAAGGATTATCAGGAAGTTCAACCCAAGGCTGATTAACAATTACTAAAGTATTTTCATACTTAGAATCTGCTTTACGAGACCCTGAAATACGTTGATTAATTCCCATACCAATTTTATCAGCCAAGGTAGACGCATTGTGTTGCTTTCCACCCTTTCCCTCGTAAGTCATCTTACAAGGAACTGAACCAACAGAATCCCAAAGGAATAATAAACTATAATCCAACTCACCCTTTTCTTGAGCATCTAACAAACTATTAATGTAGTCAGTTATTTGTTCAATATAATCAAAGTTATTATTGAATATATAAAATCCATCCCAATCCAATTCACCTGTTTCTTCATCTACAACTTCTTCACATTGGAATCCCATCAACTTGGCGTGTTCGAAGGACCACTTCTGTTCCGTAATAATGAACACAGGAAGAATACCTTTTTTCTGAGCATCGACCGCAGCCTTTACCAAAGCCGTAGTCTTACCAGTATCGGAATGGCCCAAGAACATGTTAAGATGTCCAATGGCAGGACCAGGAAGTCCAACGGCATCCAAGAAATCAGATCCTAAGTCAAGGAATCTTTGGGGTTTATACTTTGCTGAAGTAGAAAATTTTTTCTTCAGACTTTCGAAATCGTTTTTCTTAATTGCCATAAGGTTAGGGAAATGAAACTCGGACACCATAATAGTATCCGAGTTATTTTATTTAATTAGAACGGAAGGTCTCCGTCAGGTTCGTCGTTAGATTGTGGATCAACATATGAAGATTTTTTGGAACCTCCACCGAATGATTCGGTTTCAACTGAACTGTCTCCGTAAACGTATCCACCTTTATCTGAATCCCACTTTGGAGTCTCACCTCTTGCTATTGCCTCAAGGTAATCAACAGGTTTCTTAGAATAAACATCCAACCATGTCAACTCATCTTCCATCCAAGCCTTTGCTTGTTGTTTATCTTCATGTACTGGTGTTGGGTCATCATACATAATAGTTGAAACTGTCGTGTATTCTTTACCCTTTGGAGTTTTTGCTTTAGCGAGTTCAATGACTAAGTCACGTCCTTTTTCAGGGTCAGTGATGTCCCCTTTGTTTCTCCAAATAGGAATGATTTTGTCGAGAATACCATCATTCTTGAAGTTGTGTTTGAATCTCCAAAACTTTGGACCATCTTCTTCGTGGTCTCTATCAATTACCTTTACAATATA